GGGGAAGCTCTGGAATGGCATTAGCCGGTCAGAGTATAAAGAACCGTCAGAGGGGATGTGCGAGTTTCCAGTCACACTAGTGATACTGGACCACATTACCGCGCCCTGGGGACTTAGAGGTACAGTGGTGTATGAGGGGTGTGTGCTAGGCGTAGCCTGCACTCACCCTCTCCTCTACCCACCGAGGCCTAGTCATCTTTATACAATGCCTAGAGAACAACCAAATGAATTACAGAACACGTGAAAGTCGAGTTCTAGGTCGGGGCCCCTGAATGGGTCCCTATCCCAGCGACGGGGAGAAATAATACGTTTTTAAGACCAAGTACGACATACCATTTACCGATTTATCATGAGCTGCCTCAAGATCTCCGTTAACATGTACTCCGCCCTCGACTCTTTCGATGGCTCCGATGAAATGCACCAAGCGCGTGCGTTCCTCGGCTCGTCCGTACCCAACTACCAACTGTACTGCAACGCTTTGGAGGCCACCACCTCCATTAAGCGCACGCAGCGCGAGCGCACCGAGCGCAAGCGCAACTCTCAGGCGATCCATTTCGCCACCGACGTCCGCGACGTCCTTCGCAGTGCAGAGCACACCCCCGACACCACGCAGTGCGTGGTCCAGTCGGCCGAATACCCCATGTTCGAGCAGTTCGGACAGTACCTCAAGGACATCAAGATCCCTGGGGGTACATCCACTGCCATGCAGACGTGGTTCCACAACAACAACCGCCGTTCAGGTATGTCCCTCCTCGGGAAGTACGTGGACCTCAACCCTGAAGTGGACACACTCTGCAACATGGTCGAATCTATGGGAATTTTCTGGTACATGACAGCCCGCGCCACAAACAGCGCCGACCGTTATGTCGCCCTCGCCACCTACTCGAAGCTGATGAACACCCACGTGAGTGAGTATGCCCTCGGCTTCACCATGGCCCAGCAAGCGTTCAACTACTTTTGCCCACAAGATGAGATGGAGACGCAATCCGCGACTCTACCCATCTTCGACACGATGCGCTCCTTCTTGGACAAATTCGAGGTCATCCAAGCCTCTCCTTTCTTCACGAAGCTCTACAAGTTCAGCATGTTCAGTCTCGCCCACTCGCTCTTCAAGCCTGTGGGTATCGATATGGACTTCCTGCGCTTCGACACCATCGCGCAAGAGAGCATCAAACGCAAGTACCACCTCGGACCCGATATGGTTCACTGTGTCCTCGACACGGTGCTGTTCCTAGCCGAACGTGGCTACCAAAGCTACCAAGCTGGAACCATCATGCCCATGTTTCACTCCGAAGCCAAGTACCAAGACTGGTATGACCAGGCAGAGAAGCTCAACCGCCAAGCACACTTCCTCAGCAACCCTGAGGTGCACGGTATTGACCGCTTCGCCTACCTGGCCGACCTCAAGGATGCGATCGAGCGTGGACACAGCATGCGCAAGTGTACGACGAAGAAAGACGAAAAGTTGATCATCACCAAACTCTTGTGTGCGTTGGAACTCACGCACGATCTCGAACTCACCAAACGCGCTGCTCAAGCTGACCGCAAAAGTCCCTTGTGCCTGCTCCTCTATGGTGGTTCTGGTATCGGCAAGTCCACACTCCAAAACGTTCTCTTCCAGCACTATGGCAAACGCCGCGAGCTGAAGACGAGTCCTGAGTACCGCTACGTGCGGAATCCGGCCGATCCTTTTTGGTCCGGGTTTAACACAACGCAATGGTGCATCATCTTCGACGACGTCGCATACCTATCGCCCAAGCTAGGTGTGCTCGATCCCACCCTCAGTGAGGTCATCTGTGTCGCGAACAACGTGCCGTGCGTGCCGAACCAGGCCGAGTTGGCTGATAAAGGACGCACGCCAGTCCAAGCTGAGTTGGTCTTGGCCTCGACAAATACCGAGGACCTCAACACTCACGCCTACTTTAGTTGCCCGCTTGCTGTCCAACGCCGCTTTCCCTTCGTCCTAGACGTCACGGTGAAGGCGGAGTACCAGCACGTGGACCGACCTGGAATGCTCGATAGTGCCAAGGTGCCCCCCGTCGTGGTGGGCTCTTACCCCGACTTCTGGAACTTCACGGTCAAACGTGTTGAACCAGCAGGCGTGGAACGGCACAATCAGCGTGGCAAGCTCGTTGAAGTCACCCGCTTCACGTCCATGAAGGATCTCATCTGTTGGTACAACACCGTCATTGATGATCACATGTGCACACAAGAGAAGGTGGATGTTGGCACGAAGAGCATGGTTGAAACCCAACTGTGCACTGAGTGTAAGCTTCCGACAGAGTGGTGCACGTGCGTGCGCGTGCAGGCCGACGTGGTGGAGGATGATCCTCCCACAACACTAGCCGTTTACGTACCCCCGACCTACCTCGAAGAGCCCATCATTGAGGAAGCGTGGAAGTGGCCGCTGCTAGATTACCTGTCCACACTCGACACCGTCACGTGGATCGTGGTCATCTGGTACGCCGTCATCCGGTGGTTCTGGGTCGACTCACGCATCGCGTTTATCCCCACTCTACTTTTTGGTGACGGTTGGTACGCACGCATGCTCCTCCGCAGTAAGTTCAAGTTCCGACTCGTCCGCGCCGCTTTAGGTGCGGTCGGTGCCGTGAACGAGGTTTCCCTCGGAGGCGGCACGAAGATGCGCAACATCGCGTTGGCTGTGGGCGGTTGTCTTGTGGCTTACAAAACCATCAGCGCCGTCCGAGGATTCTTCGGGACTACACCCGTCCAGGGAGGGGTCTCGTCTAAGCACCACGCGACGCACGAGAACCTTGCTGCTATCGGCAAGCGCCCCGATGTGAGCGAGGAGTACGTTGAGAAACCTTCGTACGCCGACAAGTACCCCTTCTCGACCGCAGATCTGTCCCAGACAACTCTGTGTTCGAAGGGCCAAGACGGCAACCTCATCGCTCAACACATCGAAGCGGCGACGTGCATGTTCATCTCCCATGGGGACGGTGCCACGCGTATTACGACAGCTGTCAACGTCCGCGGAGCCACGTACATCCTCAACAACCACGGCATCCCCCCCACCTGCCCGTTCTTTTTAGACGTGGTGTGTGAGAAGAAGGGGACGCTGTCAGGGAGTATGAAGGGGATCAAGATCACAGAATCCATGGTGCACCGCATCCCGGAGAAGGACCTCGCCTTCATCAAGCTCCGTTGTCGCCCACCCTCATCAGACATCACTAACTACTTTTGCAAGAAGAGTTATGTGGGTCTGCTGGAAGGTCGGTACATCGGGCGAGATGTCACAGGCAAATCGTGGACTCGTGAGGTGTTCAACATCAAGTTGGAGGCGCGCAAGTGGCTTTCGCATGAAGCGCTCATTGAGCAACCCGTGTGGACAGGCCGCGTCGCGGTTCCCACTGTCCTTGGTGACTGTGGATCATTCCTCTTGTCGAACACGCCCGCAGGCTGGGCTATTCTCGGCATCCACACACTCGGGAACAACAAGGAATCCGTCATGGCTATGAAAGTAGACATGGAGACCGTCATCGAGGCGTGCAACACGCTCGAACCAGAGTACTGCTCGCGCGGTGCGGTCAAGATTTCAGCCCCATCCGTGACGCGCAATCTCGGCGATCTCTCCACACAGAGCGTCATCAAGAATGCCAACAACGGAGTCGCTAACGTCATCGGGTCCTTTACTAACGAGTTCAGGCAACGGAGTCGTACCAACGTGGTCGCGACATTCATCGCACCATTCCTGCTGAAGTACGGCTACGAAGCATCTCGCACGAAACCCGACATGACCAAGCGTCCATGGGTCAATGCGCTGAACGATACAACCCGCCCCGTGGTGTTGATGGACAATGATGTGCTCGACGCAGCGCGAGACAACTTCATCGCGGAGACATCGAACTGTGGTGTCGGTGGTGTCCACGTCTACCCGTTGGACGTGGCTATCAACGGCTGCCCAGGACTCGTCTACTGTGATAAGATGAACCGCAAATCCAGTGCAGGTGCACCTTACAAGAAGTCCAAGAAGCATTTCATGTACTTTCTGAACGAGGCCGAATCTACGGATATGGACGTCGTCGACGAGATCAAGGATACAGTCGCTGACATGATCGCCACCTACAAACGAGGTGAGCGCGTGCACACAGTGTACTGTGGTCACCTGAAGGACGAGCCTGTCACATTCGAGAAGAGTGCTCAAGGCAAGACCCGAGTGTTCACAGCGTCTGGTATCTCCTACACCCTCGTGGTGCGCATGTACCTCCTCTCAGTCATCATCCACATGCAGAAGAACCGTTTCACTTACGAGACGGGACCCGGCACTGTGGCGCAGAGTCTGGAGTGGGAGGCCATCCGCGAGTACTTGGTTCAACACGGTGAAGATCGTATTGTAGCAGGAGACTACTCCAAGTTTGACAAGCGCATGCCAGCTAACGTCATCTTGGCCGCCTTCGACATCATCTACGACCTATGCCGCCGTTCGGGTTATGCAGATGACGATCTCAAGGTCGTCCGTGGTATCGCCTATGACACAGCTTTTCCAACGGTCGATTTCAACGGAGATCTCATTGAGTTCTACGGGAGCAACCCCTCGGGGCACCCTCTGACCGTCATCGTCAACGGGCTGGCTAACTCGCTCTATATGCGTTATTGCTACCTCGTCCTCCGCCCTCCGACGGACCGCACACCATTCCGATCCAATGTCGCTCTCATGACGTACGGTGACGATAACATCATGGGTGTGTCTAAGGCTGCGGAGTGGTTCAACCACACGGCGATCCAGAAGGTGCTCGCCCTCGTCGACATCGGCTACACCATGGCCGACAAAGAGGCGGCGTCTGTGCCATACATCCACATCAACGATGCTAACTTCTTGAAGCGCACCTGGCGATGGGATGAAGACATCGGCGCCTATGTGGCCCCTCTGGACACATCGTCCATTGAAAAAATGTTGATGGTCTGCGTCGCGAAACCCAACGTTACGCCGCGCCATCACGCAATGCAAGTCATCGGTACCGCCATCCGCGAGTACTTCTGGTACGGTCGAGAGATCTACGAGACGTCGGTGGCGAAATTCGAGGAGGTAATTAAGGCCGCTGATCTTGAGCTCTACATGGACGACACTGTCTTCCCCACATGGGAGTCCCTCCGCGATGACTTCTGGTCGCGTTCGAAGCATGTGAAGCTTCAGCGACCAGTGGCTGATCAGTAGATCGGCAACCTGGGAGAAAACCCATTAGACAAATCTAGGAGAAAACCTATCTAACGAACAAATCTTTAGTGTGAGGGCTAGCCACCCCCACTTCATAACATGGCACCTACCAACCAATTTGAGGAGCTCGACTGCAGAATCGAGCAAGGTAGCGTGACGGTACCAGAACCGTCACCTGGTGCGACCCCAGTTGGGTCGCCCGTGTATACTGACTACACGGCTCTTGAT